CAGAACAACCGTCAACCGAACCCCCACCAAAGACCGAACCGCAACAACCTGCACAATCCACATCTGAACCAACTTTTCCGACAGAACCAACGCCGGATACGCCTGCACCGGAGACAACTGCAGAAAAAAATAAAAACGAACCAGATTTAAGAACTTCTCAAGAAAAACAATCTGATGCTCAAGTAATTCAAAAAATATTGACAACCGAATACACACTAGATGAAGCAAACACAAATGGTTTTTATAGAAAAGGATTGATGTGGTATACAACGGAAGGAATTGAAGTTGGAGTCGCTAGATATGTTGAAGACTTGGGTAAAATAATTATACGTCCAAGAAGATGAAAAAACAACTACTTTGTACTTTCTCAACCGTTGAAGAATACAAAAATCTAATTGCCCAAATTAGACAATTTTATACCGTAAATAATAAACTATTTTTATTTAACGGAGTAAAACTTCCTAAAAATATATACATCACTTATAATATAGATGTAGAAGATAGTTCTCACTTTCCAAAGTTTCCAAATACTATTGGACTTCATAGAAAAAAACAAACCAATACTCTTTATACGTTGAATGCTATGAATAAGTTAATAGCTGAAGAAAATAATGGGGTATTTAATAACAAATTTCAATTAAATTGGGAACTTTATAGCAACTGCCTTATTTTAACTAGTGAGATTTCGGTTAGAATAATTCCGATAAAACTTTTCGATATAATAAGTTGAGTGTTTTGCCATTTCGGTTTATAGTTATTCGTGTATTAGTTATGAAGTAAAGTCTGTGTGGACTTATCGATTAATTAATTAACACTTAACAATTAACTATTAAATAATTATGGCATTAGACCTATCTAAAATTAAGAATCGTTTGAATTCTTTAACAAACACAAATCAAAAATCTAACTTGATTTGGAAACCAAATCCTGGAAAACAGGTTGTTCGTATTGTTCCCTACAAGTATGCTCCTGAGAATCCGTTTATTGAGTTAAAGTTTCACTATAATATCAATAACAAAACCTATCTTTCACCTGATAGTTTTAACCGTCCAGATCCAATCGTTGAATGGTCCAATCGTATGAAAAAGACCGGAAACAAAGAAGAATGGCAGTTGGGGCGTAAGATGGAACCCAAAATGAGAACCTATGTTCCTGTGATTGTTCGTGGTGAAGAAGACCAAGGTGTCCGTTTCTGGGGATTCGGAAAGAATGTTTATCAAGAACTTCTTAGCATTATCAGCGATGCGGATTATGGTGATATTACCGATCCTGTAAATGGTCGTGATATTGTTGTGGAATTCAGAACCGCAGAGGAATCTGGCAAGAGTTTTCCAGAAACTACAATTCGTGTTAAACCAAACACATCTACCGCAATTGATGTTTCAAAGAAAGATTTGCTTGGAAAACAAACCAACATTCTTGACTTGTTTCCAGAATTGAGTTATGACCAACTCAAGGCAGTAATGGATGCTTGGTTAAATCCAGAAACCACGTCTGAACCAAGTGTGAATGCGGTATCAGATGATGATGGAGATGTAGATGCTGTTGCTCCAGTAGCATCAACTTCAAATAAATCACCATCGGCTTCCGCAAGCAAATCAAATACTGAAGACCTCACAAAGGCTTTTGATAATTTGTTTAACAGTTAAAATAACTGGTTTGATATGGGGTAATGGTATATATTACTATTACCCTTTTAATTTCCTATTTTTATGAAAAAGAAAACACATGTTACGCAGAATGATTGTTCGCAAAGAGACGAATTGGTCGAAATGTTGGCGAATGAATTAAATAAAGCAAACAAAGACGGTGGAAAGATTGCTTATTTCTTGGACGAACAAGAAAATCCCGCCGAAATTAGTGATTGGATTAGCACAGGTTCATCCATTCTTGATTTGGCAATTAGTAACCGTTCCCACGGCGGATTGCCTGTTGGTAAAATGGTCGAATTAAACGGATTGGAAGGAACTGGTAAAAGTCTAATATCCGCACATATTTGTGCAGAAACTCAACGTAAAGGTGGTATCGCAGTTGTATTAGATACCGAAAACGCCGCTGCTCCAGGATTCTGGAAAAGTCTTGGTGTAGATTTAAAGAATCTTCTATATGTTCAAACTGATACTGTAGAAGTTATTTTTGAAAAGATGGAACAAATGATTGGTGTAGTAAGAAAGTCTAACAAAGATCGTATTCTTACAATTATTGTTGATTCTGTAGCCGCTGCTTCTACAAAGGCAGAATTGGAGAGTGATCACGGTAAGGATGGATTTGCAACGGGAAAGAGTATTATTATCAGTAAAGCAATGCGTAAGATTACCAACATGATTGGTCGTCAGAAGGTTCTTACTGTATTTACTAACCAACTGCGTCAGAATCTAAATGCTATGGCATTCGGTGATAAGTATGTAGTAAGTGGTGGTAAGGCACTTGCTTATCATTGTAGTGTTCGTGTTCGTTTGACCAATACTGGTAAACTCAAGAAAGGTGAAACAATCATCGGTAATGAGTGTAAAGCAGTAGTTGTTAAAAACAGAATGGGTCCACCACAACGTCAAGCATCATTCGATATCTACTTTGATAGTGGTATTGCTGATTATAGTAGCTGGATTAAAGTATTGAAAGAAAACAACATTGTTAAACAAGGTGGCGCTTATTATACCTATAAAAAGGATGACGGAAACGAATGGAAGTTCCAATCCAAAGACTTTGTTGAAACAATGCAGAGTGATTCATCTCTCAAAGAAGAAGTTTATTTGAAGATTTGTGACTCTGTTATTATGAAATACAAAGACCCCAACAGTCAAATTGTTGATGATGCCGTAGTTGATACTGACGAAGAAACCGCTGGTAACGAAGAATGAGCAATCTGACTGATAGTGAAAAGAAAAAGTTGTTTAGTTTGTTCAATCAAATTAAACCAACTGACCGGGTTGAGGGTCTTAATCGGACCCTCAATTCGGACGTTCTTATTGTAGACTTCATGAATACTTTTCTAAGAGCGTTTATGGCAAGTCCATCATTAAACGCAAACGGGAACCACACAGGTGGTATTGCTGGGTGTTTAAAGAGTATTGGATATGCGGTTAAATTGTTGAATCCAACAAGAATAATTATCGTATCTGATGGTAATGGTGGGTCGATGAAACGTCGTAAAATATATCCACAATATAAGAGTGGTAGAAAAACAAAAGTAAGACTAAATAGAACTTACGAAGACTTAAGCAACCCAGATTCAGAAGAAAAGAATCTAAAGATACAGTTAATTAAGACTGTAAAATATTTGAATACATTGCCTGTTACAACAATGGCAATTGACCATATTGAAGCGGATGATGCTATTGCATATCTTGCTACGCAATATTTCAAAAATAGTAATGTGACTATTATGAGTGCGGATAAAGATTTTCTACAACTTGCAAATAATAGAGTTAAAATATGGAGTCCTACTAAAAAGAAATTATATGGTTGTGCTGAAATACTAACTGAATATGGTGTTAGTTGTAGTAACTTCCTTAATTATCGTATTATGGAAGGCGATAACAGCGATAATATTGATGGTATAAATGGTGCTGGATTAAAGACCATTATCAAATGTTTTCCTATTTTCACTGAGGAGAAACAATATGGTTTGCAGGAAATATATAATTATAGTGATACCCACAAGGGAAAGTATAAATTATATAACACAATATTAGATAATAAAAATATCATGGAACGTAATTGGCAATTAATGCAATTACAAGACACACAGATACAGACATTTAGTCAACTCCGAATCAATGAAATTCTTGAGAAATCACTGACTAAACTTGATAGATACAACTTTAGCAAGTTGTTGTTAGAAGATAATATGCAGAATAACTTTCCAAATAGTATGATTTGGTTACAAGAAGTATTTGGTAAAGTAAATTCGTTTGTATCGTAAAATATCTTTCTATAAAACTGATTGGGGTGTAGTATTATACTCAGAAGGTATGTATAAAACATTATGAGCGAAACATATATTATAGACAATCTAAAGAAGTTTGGAACTGAGTTTCAAACCAAGTGCATTTCAGCACTTGTAAGTGACAAAACATTTATTGAACGAATCAGCGATATTATTGAACCGCAATCTTTCGAGACAGATGCACATCAATTTATTGTTAAAGAAACAATAACTTATTTTCTACATTACAAGGAACTGCCTACACTCGCCGTCTTTAAGGTAAAGGTTGATAGTATTGAAAATGAACTGTTAAAGAAAACAGTAGTAGACCAATTACGTTTGGTTTACCAAAAAATCACAGATAGTGATTTGAAATTTATTAAAGAGCAGTTTCTTGAATTCTGTAAGAATCAGAAGTTAAAGAACGCTATCATGGAAAGTGTTGATCATTTGAAAAACGGTCAATATGATAAAATTAAGCACGTTGTAGATATTGCAATGAAAGCTGGTATGGAACGTAATATTGGTCATGAATACGACGTTGATATCGAAAAACGTATGAGCATGATGGCTCGTAAAACAATCAAAACTAATTGGGTTGAAGTTGATACTATTTTGGACGGCGGATTAGCCGGTGGCGAACTTGGTATTGTTACAGCTTGTGCAGGTAGTGGTAAGAGTTGGGTATTGAGTAAAATTGGTGCTGAAGCAATGAGACAAGGAAAAAATGTATTACATTATACTCTTGAGTTAAATGAAAATTATGTCGGGTTAAGGTATGACGCGTGTTTTACTGGTATTGATTTCCAGAACATTCGTAACAACATTGATACTGTAAAGAAAAAGATTTCTGAAGTTCCTGGTAAACTTATCATTAAGTATTTCCCTATCAAAACTGTGTCCGCTCATAGTTTGAAACTTCACGCAGAACGTATTCAAACCTTGGGAACGAAAGTAGATATGATTGTAGTCGATTATGCTGATATTCTACGTCCAACACAAAGTGAACGTAATAGTAACAGTTATAGTGAAGCTGGTGGTATATATGAAGAACTTCGTGGTGTTGCCGGCGAACTTCAGGTTCCAATTTGGACAGCGAGTCAAAGTAATAGAGCGGCAATGGATGAGGATATTATCCAAGCAAATAATATCTCGGATAGTTATAGAAAAATTATGACCGCAGACTTTGTTATGTCACTAAGTCGTAAAGTTAACGATAAAGTTAGTAACACCGCACGATTTCATATCATAAAGAATCGATTTGGACCTGATGGTATTACATTTCCAAGTAGAATGAATGCTGGTTGTGGTGATATCCAGATTTTTTCTGAAAATAGCAGAGAAGGTGTTGGTATTATTAATGAGATGAACCAAGGCGAAAATCTAGTCAAGAAAATGATGTCAGGTAAATGGAACGCTCATATGAGTGATGAGGACACCGATTAATTAGTATATCAGATAAGAAATAAAAAAGCTAGAAAAAATTAAAATTTTTGAAATTATTTTTTAGTTTTATTTTTATCTTCGTCTATAATTATGTATTACCTATTTTGAAGTTTTATGAACAAAGAAATTTATATTAAAAAACGTAACGGGAAAGTAGAAAAGTTTAGTGCAGATAAAATAAACAAAGTTTTACAGTGGGCAACAGAAGATATCAAAGGTGTTAGTTTTGAAGAAGTCGCAATGAATGCACATCTTTCATTTTTTGACGGAATGTCTACATCTGATGTTCACAAATTGTTAATTGAATCTGCCGCAAATCTAATCAACGAAGATAAACCGAACTATCAATATGTTGCTTCTAGATTACTTAATTATCAACTAAGAAAACAAGTTTGGGGAGGAAAGAATCCACCAAAGTTATATGATATTGTAAAAGACAACGTTGCTAATTTAGTATATGATGGAAATATCATGAACTGGTATACCAAACAAGAGTTTGATAAAATTGATGAATTTTTAAAACACGATCGTGATTTCAATTTTACATATGCCGGTGTTAAACAACTATGCGATAAATATTTAGTCCAAAATAGGTCTATTAAAAAAATTTATGAGACTCCGCAATTTGCTTATATGTTGATTGCGATGACGTTTTTTAAAGATTATAAAGAATATAGATTGGAATATATCAAAAAGGCATATAACTATTTTAGTAAACATAAGATTAATCTCCCCACTCCAATTATGGCGGGTGTAAGAACTGTAATGAAGAGTTATGCTAGTTGTTCACTGTTCACAGTAGACGATACACTAAAGAGTATTTTTGCTAATAATAGTGCAGTTGGATTTGCTACCGCTAGTCGTTATGGTATTGGATTAAATCTATCAAGACTACGTGCTACAAATGCTCCTATTCGTAATGGTGAAGTAATTCATACTGGACCAATTCCTTTTAGCAAGGCATTTGAGTCTACTGTAAAGAGTTGTCATCAAAACGGTATTAGAGGCGGTAGTGCTACCGTAAACTTTGCATGGTTTCATTACGATATTCTTGATATTCTTGTATTGAAGAACAATCAAGGGACTGATGATAACCGCGTTCGTAAACTAGACTATTGTATTGGTTTAGATAAACTAATCTTTGAACGGTTCTTAAAGAATCAAGATATAACATTGTTTAGTTACCATGAATGTGCTTCATTGTGGAACAAATTTGGTATGGAAGGATTTAGAGAAGCTTATGAGAAAGCAGAAGTCAACAAGAACATTAAATTTAAAAAGAAGATTTCCGCAAGAGAATTGATGGGATTACTAGCAAAAGAACGTCTTGAAACTGGACGTATTTATACGATGCATGTCGATCATGCAAATGAACATGGTAGTTGGTTAGACCAAGTTGATACAAGTAATCTATGTCTTGAAGTAAATCATCCCTTAATTCCTATTAAGGATGTTAATGATAAAGATGGAGAAATCGGTGTTTGTATTTTGGCTGCTGTAAATTGGTTGGAAATCAAGGATGATAATGAAATGGAAAGTGTATGTGATGTTATTGTCAGAATGTTAGATTCTTTGATTGAACATCAAGATTACTTTGTACCTGCTGCTGAAAACTTTGCTAAGAAACGTCGTAGCCTTGGTGTGGGTGTAAGTAATTTGGCTGCTCTATTGGCTAAAGAAGGATTGAAGTATTGGGATACCAAAGCTCCTAACTTCGTCGCACAATGGATGGAAAAGACTAGTTATTATCTAATTAAGGCGAGTGTAGAAATGGCTAAGGAATTTGGTAAGTGTGAAAAATTTGATAGAACAAAATTTAGTCAAGGTATTCTTCCAATTGATACTTATAAGAGAGACATCGACGAGTTTATTACAGAAAAATTACACTGTGACTGGGAAACTCTTCGTGAACAAATTAAGAATCACGGTATGAGACACTCTACCTTAACAGCTTGTATGCCTGTAGAATCTAGTAGCGTTATTCAAAGTAGCACTAATGGCATCGAACCTCCACGTAGTGCAATCAGTTACAAAGGCAGCAAAGCTAGTATATTACCTGTGGTAATTCCAGGAATTGATAAGTATAAAGATGATTACACTTTTGCTTTTGACATGCCAAATAACGAAGGTTATTTGAAAGTAGCTGCGGCTATTCAAAAGTTTACAGATATGAGCATAAGCACAAATACTTATTATGTTCCCTCAAGATATCCTAGTAATAAAGTTCCCATTCAAGAAGTTATTAAAGATATTTTGACAGCTTATAAATATGGCATCAAAAATTTATATTATGCTAATACAGATGACGGTGATAAACAAACCATAATGGATGAAAAAAATGTTCAACAAAAACAAATTATTGAAGAATCTGGTTGTGAAAGTGGCGCCTGTGCTTTATAATACAAAAATATGAAAACCGTATTAAATAAAAAAAATATAGACCAATTAAAAAATCCAATGTTTTTGGGAGAACCTCTTTCTCTGCAAAGATATGATTTAATTAAATATCCTAAATTTTATGATTTATATGATCAACAATTAAATTTTTTCTGGAGACCACAAGAGGTTTCACTCATCAAAGATATTAGCGATTATAAAAATCTATCTTACGAAGAACGATTTGTATTTGATAGTAATCTAAAGTTTCAGACTATGACTGATAGTATGTTGAGCCGTAGTATTCATCAATTGATGAAACATGTAACAAATAGCGAACTTGAGATTTGCATGAATACATGGAGTTTCTTTGAAACCATTCATAGTAATAGTTATACCTATATTTTGAATAATGTTTATCCAGATGCCACTAAGTTCTTTGATAGTATCTTAAACGATCAAGAAATTGTTAAGAGAGCTAATGCTATTAGTAAGAAATATGATGAATTACTAACACAAACAAATGATGTAAAACAACAATTATTTGATACAGTATTGGCTACTCAAATTACTGAAGGATTGATATTTTATGTATCATTTGCTTGTAGTTTTTATTTTGGTTATCGTGGAAAAATGGAGGGAAATAGTAAAATTATTAAATTTATTAGTAGAGATGAAAATCTACATGTAGCTATTACATTAAATATTATGAAGAACTGGATTAATAATCCAGATGAAGGATTCCAAGATATTATTAAGAAAAATGAAGATAAAATATATGCGGCTTATGAAATCGCAGTTAATGCAGAAAAAGATTGGGCGGATTATCTATTTAGTAAAGGTAATTTAATTGGATTAACTTCTGAAAGTCTCAAGAATTATATTGAGTGGTTAGCTAATAATAGATTAACTAGTTTGGGATTTAAGAAATTGTATCCTAATACCAAGTCAAATCCCTTGGCAGGTTGGTTGGATAGTTATTATGATAGTAAAAAACTACAAGTAGCTCCCCAAGAAACTGAATTAAGTAGTTATGTAAAAGGTGTGGATAATACTATTACTGAAAACGCTTTTGATGATTTTAAATTGTAATTTTATAAAAAATATCTATATTTATAATAACAATATGAACGAACCAACTACTTTAGCACTTATCGGAATTTTACCTGCTGTAATATCGGCAATTGTATCTTACACATTAGCAATTAAAAAATTACAAGTTGATAGTGAAGGTAAGGTAAAAACGGAATTTAACAAATTAAGCAGTCAGCTTAAAAACGAATTAAAACAAGAATTAGATGAATGTAGAAAAGACAGAGAAATTCTACGAAAAGAATTAGACGGTTATAAGAAACAATTAGATACATACAAAGAAGAAAATAAAACTTTAAAGACAGAACTTGATAAACTCGAATCAAAATTAGAATCTGCAAACGAAGTTATAAAAAGTTTAATAAATAAAAAAGCTGTAAAAATTAAATAATGACATTAAAAATGGTTTTGGGTATTGCATTTACTGTCTTATTTTTACTAGGGCCGTGTTTTCAATTAGGAAAGTTAATATCCGAAAAAGATAGCAAAGCAGTAAGTGGACCTGCGTTTTGGTTAAATAACATGGGACAGATATGTGTTTTATGTTATGCATACTTGACACACTCTGGATTGTGGGTGTATATTAACAGTATAGGTTCAATAATATTGAACTGCTTTATATTGTTTTTTATTTGGTTATATGACAGACGAAA